GGCCTTGTGTAAACGGGTTTATATTCAGCAGGTATCTTGCCATAAAGTTCCCTCATTCTCTCCCATGCGGCACATAATTTATTGACAGCAGAAACCCTCTCCCATCCATTGCCCGAAGAAGCCATACTGATCCCGGAGCCGTAGAGCCTTGTTATATCCCTCTCCACGTACTTGAAGAAGACATAATAGGCAATGAGCGACTGCAAACCCGTATTCTTTAAACCCTCCCATTTGATAGTGTAGTCATACCCGTTAAAGGAATGAGTGAATGCCTTGCCGTTGACCAGGTCAATATATTTCTGTGTGACAGGCACTCCATTTGACAGGTCGGCGATAAGCAATGAATAGAGTTTATAACCGAGCAGCGAGATCAGTATTTCTTTTTCGTACTGAGCAATAGCCTGCGCAAGTGATGTGTCGCTTGTCGGCAGGGTCGGGATATTGATTTCTCCAACAAAATATGTACTGTCAATGAATGCCATCTGGTTTACTTTTTACCCTTTTTCGGAGTCGTTTTTTTACCCTTTTTCGGAGCTACTTTCTTCACTCTTACTTCAGTACCCTCATAGGGGGTAGCGGAACCCTTTTTGATAAGGATCTCCGCTATCTTCCCATGAAGTATTTTTCCAGTTTTAGTAACTGCTTGCATTTTAATACACTCTATAAACTTTGGCTGTTGTGCCAGAGGTAAAGTAAAAACTGAACTTGCCTGTCGTCAGTGTCGCAAGTGTCAGCGTTGCACCTCCTGTGATAATAGCAGGGTTGACAACAGTAATACTCGCATCAAGAGCAAGTGTAACAGTACTGGCTCCTGCAGAGTTGTCAATTATCAGATCGAAGGCCGTCCCCTGGGCGCATCCCGGAATCTGAGCAGCGATAGCCGTTGCCGTTGGTGTCGTCAGAGTAGTTGCCGCTGCTGATGTTGAGGTAATGACCCCTGCGAGCATATTAGCAGCCGAGATATTCCCTGTCGAGTTCATTGCAACTGGCGAATGCACCCTGATTACATTACCGAGAAAGGCTTTCCCTGAAGATGTTATCCCGGTTAACCCGGAAGCCACACCCGCAGCAGTAACACCCCAAACACTCGTATTGATGGCAGCGGTTCCGCTTCCTCCCCCGATGGTCACAAGTCCTGTTGAAGAACCTGTGTTGACATTAGTAGGTTGGTTGTTGCTTGCGTTTATATTCACACCATTACTACCCGACAAAATAGTAGTAGTACTGGTCGAATTGGAACTACCGAGAGCCACTGTTTTAGCTCCTGCCCCGTTGCCAACTGCTATTGACTGCGTTCCCGTTCCTCCCACTGTTACTGTTCCGGTAGTCGTACTGGTCCCGATGTTTACGGCATAGTTAGACCCCGCATTCAGGTTGATGGCAGCTCCTGTGATCGTTGCTCCCGCTGTTCCTGTAATCAGGGTTGAGCCATAGGGAAAGACATTTGCAGTCTTGACCTCAAGAGAAGTTATTGACACGCATTGTGTCGCCCCGCTACATACGTAAGCAACCTTCAGATAATTATAGTTTGCAGCCGTTGTATTGGATATTGTCGCAGGGTTGTTGCTCGTTGATGTCCATGTAACAGGAGTTCCGATTGATGTATAAGAATCACCTGAATTGACTTTCCCGTAGAGGGTAATAGTAACAGAGGGCGATCCTGATTCCGTTGCGAGAGTAGTTGTGATACTCTGTGTCTGCAAGTACTTCTGCGGATTCGTAATCACAACATAGTATGTCTCGCTTGTTTTGACAAAATAACCACCACGTCCTGCAATAGAGTCAGCGGCAGTAAAAACAAACGGCTTTGAGAGCATTGTCAGTCCTTCCCGAATTGATCCCGTTTTATTCTGAGCCATGCTAACCACACTGAGTGCGACTAACATGAAGAATATAAGTAACTTTTTCATAATCCCGTTACTTTAAGATTATGCTTTTGTTATGTTAGTAACAGCAGTTGAGAGGTCATCACAATATATAACTGCAAGTGGATCTCTTACGCCAAAGGCAAGACGGACATTGATACGGACTGTTTTAAATCCTTCGGTAAAGTCGTTTCCGTCATAGCCGACTTCAAGAGTCATCTGCTTGCGGTCTCCTATCTGAAGCATGGCCCTGTCAACTCCGACAACTGTATTAGCACTCATCTTAGCGTTTTCCCTGATCATCAATCCGCATACAGCAACAGGATTACCGAGAGCATCAAAAGCAACCCTTCTGTCAATCCTTGAGTTGTCGAGCTGGTCTTTCTGAGCTGCTATAATATGAACATCGGTAGGTGACATAATCACGTCAGTAAGTTTATAGTTACTTGCTGCTGCCTGAAGTTTCATAGTTGCGATAACATCGATCTCGTTGGCCGCTACAATAGTAGCTGCATAGGTTGTTGAACCTGTGAAATCGGTATGTTTGGATGCAGCGAAAAGACCTTTTATTGTTGCTGTATCATCACCGGCTGAGCCGAGGATCTGATAGTCAACATTGTCTTTTATTTTTGAAGGGCCGACAAGTGCAATTTCTTCCATCACTTCAGGAAGATCATCGAGAGACTCATCAGTAACCCTGAATTTGGTTCCGATGGTTGCACTTACAAACTCAACAGTCTTGAGCAAGAAGCTCGATATTGTTGCTGTTGAACCCTGAGTCTTGGTTCCTGCTCCATCAGAATAGGAATAGACAACAAGAAGGCTCATGTATTTCTTGGTAATCCCTTTTACCGGCATCCAGTCAAGAACATGGGAGTAGATTGTCAGGGGAGTTGTTACCCTGTTCGGGTCCAGTTCAGTAAGACGAACTGTTGCAACGTTACTCTGAACGATGTTTGCCTCGGTCATGTCGGTTTTAATGACCATCTCCGGGGTGTTCTTATTGCCGAGTATGGCAAAGTAATCTTTCAATGACTGTCTTTTGCCGAGATCATCATTTTTCTCAACGAGCAGCGACGGGACATTCTTTGCTGCTTCCTGAACGGCTGCAACAAGTGCCTCTTTGAAGGTCATTGGTTTCTGGTCTTTCTTTGCCGGTACTTCTGCCAGTGCTTTGATAGCAGCGGCATTATCAGCGGTTGCCTGGATCACTTTATCAACACTCTCTTTGAGTGCTTTGATGTCAGCGTTATCCAGTTTTGCGATACGCTCGTTCAGTTCTTTGATCGTTTTTTCAAGGTCAGCCTTGTTGACATTCTCTTTCTGAGAGTCAGCGATAAGCCCCTTGATCTCTTTTAACAAAAGTTCTCTTTCTTCCATTTTATTTGTTTTTTAAGTTTTTAATTAGAAAATTGTAATCGATTTGCTTCAGAGTGGGACTACCCGGCTCTAAATTATTATCAGTGCCATTGAGCGGCTGATTTTTTGGTTCAAGTGTCGGGGTTGCTGAGTTGCTTCCTCTCGGAACAGCGGACCCCTCAATACATTTTGCTTCAAGAACGTACCAGAAATAACCTCTCTCGTCTGCCATCTCCGGGTTGACGATCTGAGAATAATACTTCTGCCATGCCTCAAAGTAATTTGGCATATCTTCATCATTGATAGCCATGTCCATTTTGACATAATACATCCCGACCGAGTGGTTCTTAACCCATTTGTTAGCATACTGATTAAGCATAAAGGGATTTCGGGACTTCAGTATTTCCGATTCAAAGACCAGTGCTTCTGTCTCTCCTTTGAAATCATAACCAAGTTCCGACCATTTAAACCGCTTCGTATATGCCTTGAGTTGTTCTCCGTCAGCAATTATCTTGTCGAACTCCATGTCGTGTTCCTGAAGGTGCATGACGTTTTTATTGTCCTGAAGCGATTTATTCCACAGCCCGGGAAGATGCAGGTCCTGATGTGCATCGAGAAAGTTTGTTGTGTTGATGATACAAACGACTTTCAGCGATTTGAGAGACGTTATATCAATGGGTTGATCTTCTTTAAGTGCCTTGTGTTTGGCATCAAATACTATGGTAGGATTGATGATAACAGGCATATCAACCTCTTTCTTAACTGCCTTTTTCTGAGCAATCAACTTATCTTTGTTGTCTGCAAGGAATTTGAATAACTCCTTTTTGGTTGCAAACTCCATATTACCATAATGTATCATCGCCTTATTTTTTAATCAATTTTTTACCATCCATCTTTTTCTGTCTCTCTTCCTTAATCTTCTTTATCTCTTCGGGTGTAAGTTTCTTTT